CTTGGACGTTCTACTGAAATTTCGAGAGACGAGGTTAAATTCCAGAAATTTATTAACCGTCTTCGTAAAAAATTCTCTTGGTTATTCTTAGATCTCCTTAAAACTCAGTTACTTTTAAAAGGTATTATTACTGAGACTGATTGGAGAAACATTAGAGAAAATATTTCTGTCGACTTTATTCGTGATTCATATTTTTCAGAGTTAAAAGAAGCAGAAATTATTAGAGAAAGATTAGAACTACTTGCTCAATTAGATGAGTATGTTGGTAATTATTACTCTAAAGAGTGGGTTCAAAAGAATATTCTCAGACAATCTGATGAGGATATAAATATGATGTCAAAACAAATTGATGCCGAAAGAGCGTCTGGTCAAATTCCAGATGAAGACGATCTTGAAATCTAATTTATTATAAATATATCAAAAGGTGAATTATGACTGAAACAATTGATTTAATTAATGCATTAGCAAATAGTAAAACAGCTGATGCTAATAACACGTTTAATGATTTAATGGCAAGTAAATTAAATGCAGCTATTGATGCAAAGAAGATTGAAATTGCTAATGATACTTATAATGGCGTAACACAAGAATTAGAACAGGAAATTGGAAACAATGAAGTTCAAGGAACTGAGACAGTCACTGACTCTGAGTGAAGCTTCTGAAAAAGAAGTCAAAACTCTCAAAGTTGGTAAAAAATCTAAAGCTGTTATTAAACAGAAGGGTTCCAAGTTCTCTGTTTATATCGATGGCACTTTGCTAGACGATAAATATAAGAATGCTAAAGAAGCAGAAAAGGCTGCGAAGGAATTCGCAGATCTTATGGGAGCATAATTAAATGAAGCTTATTACAGAACTTTATGAAGATAATCTAAGCTACGTTACCGAAGAAAAGAACGGTAAAAAGAATACCATCATTGAAGGTATCTTTATGCAGGCTGAATCTAAAAATAGAAACGGCCGTGTTTATCCTCGCGGAGTAATGGAATCAGCAGTTAATAAATATGTTACAGAACAGGTTAGTCGTGGACGTGCTGTTGGTGAATTAAATCACCCAGAAGGTCCAACAATTAACCTTGATAAAGTTTCCCACCGTATTACCGAACTGAATTGGGATGGTAATAACGTAATGGGGAAAGCACTTGTACTAGATACTCCTATGGGACAGATCGTAAAAGGTCTTGTCGAAGGCGGTGTTCAGTTGGGTGTTTCAAGTCGTGGTATGGGTACTCTTGTAAACCGTAACGGGGTAAATGTTGTGGGTAATGATTTCATTCTTGCAACAGTGGACATTGTCCAGGATCCCTCAGCACCAGAAGCTTTCGTTAATGGGATTATGGAAGGCGTCGAATGGATCTGGGAAAATGGTCTGTTACAAAAACAAGAGATTGAAAAATATGAGACTGAAATCAAGCGTGCATCTTCATCCCAATTGGCCGAGAGTCAATTGAAGGTGTGGAACGATTTCCTCTCAAAACTTTAACTCTCAATCAAGGAGTAAAATATGTCTGAAGAGACCAAAGTAGAAGAGTTGGATCTCATTGAAGATGTTACTGAAGTAGAACTCCAAGATGATAACCTCGAAGAAACAGTTGAAGTTGAGAACGAGGAAAGCATCGCGGAAGATGCCGAAGTTGAAGAAGTAGCTGAAGAAGTAGTAGCAGAAGAAGCTATTGAAGAAGCAGCAGCTCCTAAAACTAAGGCTGGTATTATTAATGCCATGTACTCAGAAATGTCCAAGATGAAAAAAGCCGACTTACAAGCCGCTTACGAAAGTATGATGGGTAAAGATGACGAAGACGGCGACGACGACGATGATGACGATGATGTGGAAGAAATGTATAAGAAAAAGGGTAAAGTAAAAGAGTCATATGACTTCGAAGCTGACCTTGACGCTTTAGTATCTTCTGATGATTCATTATCTGAAGGATTCCAGGAAAAAGCAGCAACAATCTTTGAAGCAGCAGTGAAAACTAAAGTTTCAGCTGAGATTGATCGTTTAGAAGAAGAGTATACTCAGAATCTAGAAGAAGAAACTGCTGGTATTCGCAACGAATTAGTAGAAAAAGTAGATGGTTACCTTAACTACGTTGTTGAAAACTGGATGGAAGAAAATCGTGTAGCAGTTGAAAATGGTTTACGCACAGAAATTGCAGAATCATTTATGGATGCGCTTAAAGGCGTATTTACTGAGCATTACATCGCTGTACCAGAATCAAAAGTTGATATGGTAGACGATCTTGCTGAGCAAGTACAAGAGCTTGAAGGCCAACTTACAAAAGCTACGGAAGATAACATTCGTTTAAGCGAATCAGTATCAGATTTTCGTCGTGCAGAAATCTTAGCAGAAGCATCTAAAGACTTAGCAGTAACTGAAGCTGAAAAGCTTAAGACACTGGCTGAAGATGTTGATTTTGAAGATGCAGATACATTCGCAAGAAAAGTAGCTACATTAAAAGAATCTTATTTTGCTAAACCCGTAACAGAAGATGTAGAAGCTGCAGAAGTATCTATGAATGCCGATAGCACTGAAGAAGTTCAGTTGTCGCCAATCATGGAAAGATACACCGCTGCTCTTGCAAAATCAGTAAAATAAAAATATCCCATTAGGAGAAAACAATAATGTTTAATGCAGAAAATGCATCTCAAAAATGGCAGCCAATCCTCGAGAGCGCTGCGATTCCAGAGATCAAAGACAACTACCGTAAGTCCGTAACTGCGGTACTTCTCGAAAACCAAGAAAAAGCAATGCACGAAGAGCGTGCTGCTTTTGGCATGGTAAATGAAACAGCTGCTAACGCAACTGGCGCTGGTATCGATACTTTCGATCCAGTACTCATTTCACTTGTACGTCGCTCTATGCCAAACCTTATGGCTTATGATGTTGCTGGTGTTCAGCCAATGTCTGGCCCAACAGGCTTGATCTTCGCAATGAAGAGCCGTTATAGCACACAAGGTGGTGCAGAAGCTCTCTTCGGTGAAGCAGATACATCTCACTCAGGTGCTGGTTCTCATGCTGGTGCATCTGATTCATTGGGTTCATATGGCACAGATGCCAATACTGACGATATTGAAGATTCATTCGCAACTGGTGCTGGTATGGCTACTGCAGCTGTTGAAGCACTTGGTAACACAGGTGGCAACTTCGGCGAAATGGCTTTCTCAATCGAGAAAACATCAGTAACTGCAAAATCACGTGCACTCAAAGCAGAGTACACAATGGAACTTGCACAAGACTTGAAAGCAATTCACGGTCTTGACGCAGAATCAGAATTGGCAAATATCTTGTCAGCTGAGATCCTTGCAGAAATCAACCGCGAAGTAATTCGTACAATCAACGTAAAAGCTAAGCTCGGCGCGCAAACATCTAACACTGCTGTAAATGGCGTATTTGATGTTGACGGTGACTCAGACGGTCGTTGGTCAGTAGAAAAGTTCAAAGGTTTGATCATGCAGATCGAGCGTGAAGCTAACACAATCGCGAAAGAAACACGTCGCGGTAAAGGTAACTTCATCATCTGTTCCTCAGACGTTGCATCTGCTCTCGCAGCAGCTGGCATGTTGGACTACACACCAGCACTTGCAGCTAACTTGAACGTAGATGATACAGGCAACACATTTGCTGGTGTTCTTAACGGTCGCACAAAAGTATACATTGATCCATATGCAACACAGGATTATGTAAACGTAGGTTACCGTGGTACAAACCCATACGACGCAGGTCTTTTCTATGCGCCATATGTTCCATTAACAATGGTTCGTGCAGTTGGTGAAGAAGACTTCCAGCCACGTATTGGTTTCAAAACTCGTTACGGCATGGTTGCTAACCCATTCGCGGGTGGCGCAGCTTCTGCTGAAACTGGTACAGATCGTGCAAACCAGTACTACCGTATCTTTGCTGTTACAAACATCTTAGGCACATAATAAAAGTAGGGTTTAACCTACTAACCTTAAGGGGCTCTTCGGAGCCCCTTTTTTTATCATATAAATAATGGTATAATCTAATATTAGAGAGAACGATTATGGCATACACAAATGAAATCAATTATTCTATGGAACCAACCTCTACACTTGTAGAGAATATTAACTTTGCGAATCCGTCGAGTTTCCGTTTAGTAATCGATAATCTTAAATATCCAAATGCCCAGTACACTGTTCAACTAGCTTCTATTCCTGATATGTCTGTTGATGGTGCTAGTTTTAATACGCCAAAAAGAAACATTCTTGCTTCTGCCGATAAGATTGTATATGCACCATTGCAACTTACCTTTATTGTAGATGAAAACTTTACTAACTATAAAGAAATCCACGATTGGATGTTTGGTATGGTTGGACAAGACGATTTTAATGTTCGTAAAACTCGCGATCTTACACTGATAATATATAACTCTAATAATAACGTAGTACAACAAATTCAATTTGCTGATGCTCACCCATCAAGTTTATCATCGTTACCGTTTGAGACTACAGGTGAATCAGTTAACTATCTAACAGCAGTAGCGGAATTTAATTACAGTTATTATAAATTCTTATAAAGGTGAAATTATATTATGATAAATCTTGAAGAAATTTTTAAAATGTGGACCAAGGATTCTGAGATTGATGATCTTAGACTTGATGAAGCTTCAAAGAAATCTGCATCACTTCACGCAAAATATCTAGAAATGCTTTCTGTATCTAAGCTTCAATTGAAGCGTAAAGATATGGAATTTAAAGTGCTGCTTAAAAATAAATGGTTATGGTATAATGGCAAAATGCCAAGAGATGAAATTGATAAACTTGGCTGGGAATATGATGCACTTAATGGATTGAAGGTCTTAAAAGGTGAAATGGATTACTATTATAATTCAGATCCACATATACAAGAAATGCAAGCAAAGATTGATTATCTAAAAACATTAATTGAAACTTTAGAAGAAATTATAAATAATATTCGTTGGAGGCATTCAACTATTAAAAATATGATTGATTGGAGAAGGTTTGAGAGCGGCGGATGAGTGATATTAAAATACACAATAAAAATCATGCTTTCTTACATATCGAATGCGAACCATCTGTTGGGAATGAGCTTTCAGACTTTTTTACATTTTATGTTCCAGGATATAAATTTATGCCTGCATATAAAAATAAAATATGGGATGGAAAAATTCGTTTATATGATGTGCGTAAAAAAGAACTTCCAGCTGGTTTATACAAATACGTAGAAGAGTTTGCGAATACTCCTGGCCGTGATTATAAAATTGCTTTAGAACATAATAACTACTATGGATTAGCTGGATCTAAAGTTGATGTTAATATGTCTTTTATGAAAGATATGACTATTACATCTAAAGGAAAAAAAATTGAACCGCGTGATTACCAATTAAACGCTATTGAGCAAGGGTTAACTAATAAGCGCAGTTTACTTATTTCGCCAACAGCCTCTGGTAAATCACTTATAATTTATTCTCTTATTCGTTGGTATCTTGAAAATTACGATAAGAAAGTAATTATTGTCGTTCCTACCACTTCATTGGTAGAGCAGATGTATAAAGATTTTGGAGACTATTCTGAATTTGACGATAGCTTCGATGTAGAACAACTTTGTCATAAGATTTATTCTGGAAGGGAAAAGATTTTTGATCAAAGGATTGTTATCACAACTTGGCAATCTGTATATAAAATGCCAGGACATTGGTTTGAAGATTATGGTATGGTTATTGGTGATGAAGCACACACGTTCAAAGCAAAAAGCCTTACCTCTATTCTTTCGAAGTGCAGAGAAGCTGAGTTTAGATTTGGTACTACAGGTACTCTTGATGGTACTAATACTCATAAACTTGTTCTTGAGGGTTACTTTGGACCTGCGTATTATGTGACCACAACAAAGAGTCTTATGGACGAAGGTTCTTTATCTGCTTTAGATATTTCAGTTCTACTGATGAAGTATTCTGATACTGAATGTAAGCTTATAAATAAAGTTAAGTACCAAGAAGAAATAAACTTTATTGTTGGTCATGAAAAAAGAAATAGCTTTATTTCAAATCTAGCTCTTGACCAAGATGGTAATACACTAGTACTTTTCCAATTAGTTGAAAAGCATGGTAAACCATTATACGATATGATTAAGAGTAGAGCTCATCCAAGAAGAAAAATCTTTTTTGTTTCGGGTGCTACCGATGTAGATACAAGAGAGCAAGTTAGATCTATTACTGAAAAAGAAAAGAATGCTATTATTGTTGCAAGCCTTGGCACTTTTTCTACTGGGATTAATATTCGTAATTTGCATAATATTGTATTTGCGTCGCCATCAAAATCTCAAATCAAAGTTCTACAATCGATTGGACGAGGGCTAAGAAAATCTGAAGATGGAAGAGAAACTAAACTATACGACATCGCAGATGATCTTCATTGGAAGAGTAATAAAAATTACACTCTTAATCATGCAGCTGAGCGAATTAAAATATATACTAAAGAGAAATTTAAATATAGAATTTATGAGATAACTTTATGATAGAAGAAAATGATTCTTTAGAAGATATGGATATCAGACATGTAAAATTATCTGATGGCAGTGATATAATCGCTTATATAAATTCTGTTGAAGGCAGCTCAATAGTAGTTGAAAGACCTATGAATTTGAATTTAGTTACTACAGCAAATGGATTCGATACTTATTTTTTTACTAAATACTTTCCATTTGCAAAAGATAATTTAGTAAAATTAAACTCGCGAAATATAATTTCTGCGAGTGAAGTAACTAGTGAAATAAAAGAAAAGTATCTTCAATCTGCAATTAGAACTGATAGTGATACTGATATAGATAACAGTATGAATGATCTTGACGAGGAAGATATGAATTTAAATTTTATGGAATCACCTTCTAAAAAGTATCACTAAAAGTAGTATATCCCCCTCTCTCACCGGACTCTATTAATTATACCATAGTTTTACAAATCTGTAAACCCCTAAAGTGCATTTTTATGCAAAATATTTAAAAAAAATATTGCAAAAAGTAGTGTACATTTCCTTAGAATTAGTTTATAATATAACTAATAATATATGCTAGGAGTATATCATGGCTAAAATCAAACCAAAAGATAAACCACATTATGTCAACAATAGAGAATTCTCTCATAAAGTTGTTGAATACGTCTCATCAGTAAATAAAGCCCAAGAGGAAGGTCAAGCACTTCCAGTTGTTACTGATTATATTGCAACTTGTTTCCTTAAGATTGCCGAAGGCTTGTCTCACAAATCTAATTTTATTCGATACACTTACCGTGAAGAAATGGTAATGGATGCTGTTGAGAATTGCTTAAAAGCTGTTATGAATTATAACATAGAAGCTGCAACTCGTACAGGTAATCCTAATGCTTTTGCATACTTTACTCAAATTTGTTATTATGCATTCTTGCGCCGGATTGCAAAAGAAAAGAAGCAACAAGACATTAAATTTAAATGGATTGAAAAAGCTTCTCTTGATGACTTTATGCAAGCAGGACTTGATGGAGATTCAGATACCGGTCGATATTTTGTAGATCAACTTCGTTCTCGTATTGATAAAGTAAAAGATTCTGATACTCAATTAAAAGAATTCGCAAAAGAAGAGAAAGTAAAAGCTAAAAACGCTAAAGGTATTGAATTGTTTATGGGAGAGTAATATGAGACTTAAGGACAAGTTTATAAGCTTTTGTGAGTTGCAAAAAACAGCAAATCTTGAGAGAAGCTTAAAAGGCCACGAACACCGAGATACTATTGAAGCATATGAAAGAGCTAATCAGCTCAAACGTGAAATCCTTGAGGGACTAGATGAAAATAGCAATCATTAATGATACCCATTGCGGTATTCGTAATTCATCAGAAATCTTTTTAAATTATCAAGAAAAATTTTATAAAGATGTATTTTTTCCATATTTGAAAGAGCATGGAATTAATCAAATTCTACACCTAGGTGATTATTACGACCACCGCAAATTTATTAATTTCAAAGCACAAAATTCAAATCGTAAAACTTTCTTAGATGTACTTAAGAAAGAAGGTATTCATATGGATATTATTCCAGGAAACCACGATGTCTTCTATAAGAATACCAATGATTTGACTTCTTTGAAAGAACTTTTGGGTTACTATACATCAAACGTAAATATTATTATGAAGCCAAAAGTGCTTGATTATGATGGTTTGAATATTGCTGTAGTCCCTTGGATTAACTCAGAAAACTATGCAGAATCAATTGATTTTATTAAGAAGTGTAATGCACCAATTCTTGGAGCTCATTTGGAATTGATTGGCTTTGATATGATGAAAGGTATGCCAAATACTCATGGTATGACTTCTGAAATCTTTGAGCGTTTTGAATTAGTAATGTCTGGCCACTTCCACACAAAATCAAACCAAGGGCATATTCACTATCTTGGCACTCAAATGGAGTTTACTTGGTCTGATTGTAATGACCCTAAGTTCTTCCATATTCTTGATACTGAAACTCGTGAACTTACTCCAGTTCGTAATCCATATACTATTTTTGAAAAAGTGTTTTACAATGATGAAAAAATAGATTATAATAGTTATGATACTTCAAATTTAAAAGATAAGTTTGTAAAAGTTGTGGTAGTCAAAAAGACTGATCCGTTTATGTTTGATAGACTTGTTGATCGTATCCAAAACGAAGATATTCATGAGCTAAAAATTGCTGAAACATTTGAAGAGTTTACTGGTAATAATGTTGAAGATGAGTCTGTGTCAGTAGAAGATACTACTGAACTTTTGGATTCATATGTTGAAGCTGTTGAAACAGATCTTGACAAAGGTCGTATTAAAAACTTAATGAGAACGCTGTATGTCGAAGCACAAAGTATGGAAATCGTATGATTGTTTTTGAAAAAATCCGTTGGAAAAACTTTCTGTCAACAGGTAATGATTTTACAGAAGTCCAATTAGATAGATCACCAACTACACTGATAGTCGGCCAAAATGGCGCAGGAAAGAGTACTCTTCTTGATGCTCTTTCCTTTGCTTTGTTTGGTAAACCACATCGTAATATTAATAAGCCGCAACTTGTAAATACTATTAATGGTAAAAACACAGAAGTTGAAGTTAATTTTACAATTGGTTCTCACAAGTTTGTAGTAAAGCGTGGGATTAAACCAACTAAGTTTGAAATCTGGCAAAACGGCAATATGATTAATCAATCATCAGCCGCTAAAGATTATCAAAAGTTTCTAGAACAAAATATTCTAAAGTTGAACCATAAATCATTTCACCAAATTGTTGTACTTGGATCATCTTCGTTTATTCCATTTATGCAATTACCTGCTGGTCATCGAAGAGATGTAATTGAAGACCTGTTGGACATTGGTGTATTTTCTAAAATGAACTTGATCCTTCGTGAAAAGGATTCAAAACTCAAAGAAGAAATAGATAATATCACATATGCATATGATTTAAATAAAGAAAAGATTTCTCTTCAAAAAAGATATATTCGTGATATTACAGAATTAAACGATGAGCAAATTGAAAAGAAAACAGATAAAATTGGTGCTAGTCAAAATGAAATTGAAGAACTCAACTCAATCAACAATGATTTGTCACAAGAAATTGAAAGTCTCCAAAAAGGCCTCGCAGAAGATCTTAAAAAGAACCATGATAAAAAACAAAGTCTCTCTCAATTCAAATTTCAATTTCAAACAAAAATCAAAGAAGTTGTTGACATCGCAAAATTTTATGAAGAAAATGATCAATGCCCAACATGTTCCCAAGGTATCGGTGCAGATTTGCGACACGAAAAGCTTACCAATGCCAAGTCTAAAGCCAAAGAGCTTGACGAAGCAATATCTGATGCATCTTCCAAGTCGACTATTGTGGAACAGGCTATTGAACGGCTCAATAGCATTGCAGAGTCTGTTAGAGAAAAAACAACACTTATATCTACTAACAATTCTACAATCTCCGGGCGCCAAAGACAAATACACGATCTTGAGAATGAGATAGATTCACTAAGAGGTTCTACTGGCGATTTGTCAAAGGCTAATTTTGAATTATCAGAACTACAAGAATCTCGTAATGTTTTATCTGAAGAAAAATTAAAGCTTATTGATAGCAAATCATATAATCAAGCTGCTTCAGAAATGTTAAAAGATACTGGAATTAAAACAAAAGTAATTAAACAATATTTACCTGTTATGAATAATTTGGTGAATAAATACCTACAAGTGCTTGACTTTTTTGTAAAGTTTGAATTAGACGAAAGCTTTAACGAAACCATTAAGTCTAGACATCGGGACTCTTTTAATTACGCTTCGTTTTCTGAAGGTGAAAAGCAAAGAATCGATTTGGCTTTGCTTTTCACATGGCGCCAGATTGCAAGGATGAAAAATTCAACATCTACAAATTTGCTAATTCTAGATGAAACATTTGATTCCTCTTTAGATCATGACGGTATTGATAACTTAATGAAGATCCTTTATACTTTAGATGATCAAGCGACAAATGTATTTGTTATTTCTCACAAAGGTGATTTACTTGATGGGAAATTTAGAAGTAAAATTGAGTTCATAAAAGAACATAACTTTAGTAAGATGAGAGCATAATGAATTTAGCTGAATATAATAGCCCATTACTAACTTCACCTTTGGAGTTTATTGAAAACGCTGAAAAAGATCTTGAAGGTCTTAGTGAACTCGCAAAATCAATGTATCAATTAGTAACTCAATTTGGTGGTGCTGGATTATCTGCTAATCAGATTGGTGTTAATAAAAGAATGTTTGTTGTTAAATATAAAGATTACGAACAAGCATTTATTAATCCAAAAATCACATGGCTTTCAGATAAATCTATTGTCTTAGAAGAAGGCTGTTTGACATTCCCTGGTGTCTTTATTGGCGTTAAAAGACCAGACGCTTGCAGAATATCTTATATTGATATTGATGGAAACTATCATGAAGAGGTGCTTTTTACTGGTATTTCGAATAGAATCATTCAACATGAATACGATCATATGGAAGGTAAGTTCTATTACGACCACATTTCTAAGCTTCAAATGAACCGCTTGAAGAAAAAAATGAAAAAAAAGTTAGACATTGATCTTAAGTGATTGATTTCTAAGGAAATCTTTTTTACAAAAAAGTGCACAAAGTTGTGTACATTTGCTTCTTGTTATGGTAGAATATACTTAACAAATGGAGAAATGGCATGGCTAAACAATCTAAATCTATCTTAGCAAAGCTGCTGGCTAATGAAAATATTGATGTTCAATATGGCAATTACCAGACGGCTTTCTTTGACGTTGAAAAGCGTGTTCTTGGTCTTCCACTCTGGAAAGACATTTCTAAAAATCTTACTGATCTTTTGATTGGCCATGAAGTTGGCCATGCGCTTTATACTCCTGCCGATGGATGGCATGACTCTGCAACTACTATTCCTGGTTGCCCTCGCGCATATGTAAATGTTGTAGAAGATATCCGTATTGAGAAAAAAATACAATTTAAGTATCCCGGACTTGTTCGCTGTTTCAAGCTTGGCTATAAAGATCTTTTTGATAAAAACTTCTTTGGTACAAAAGATCGTATTATTGAATCATATTCCTTGATTGATCGTATTAACATTAAAGCAAAGCTTCGCGATTTGATTGAAGTTCCTTTCTCTTCTAAAGAACAACCTTTAGTTGATATGGCATTCAAAGTAGATACTTGGGAAGACGTTATTGAAGCATGTAAAGCTTTATACGAGTATATGAAAGAAAATGCAGAGGAGCAGAAAAATGAGAATGATTCGCAAAATGAACAACTCGATCAGAGTGAAGATCTCGGAGATACGAGGGATGATCTACCTATGGCAGGCGAACAAAGCTCTGGCGAAGATGGAGAAGAAAATAAAGCAAAGCAAAGCTCGGAATCAGAAGAAAAATCTGAAGATAAAATAGAAGAAAGCTTATCAGCTGAAGCTAATGCTGGCGATACTTCTCCTGAAAATGTAGAAACTGATGAAATCTTTCGTTCGATGGAAGGTGAGTTACTTGAGCAAGATGCAAATGGCCGTCAACCAGTTTATATGAAGCATATTACTCGCCGTCAATTCAAAGATATGCTATTCACATATAACGATGTTTTATTGTCTCGCGCTATCACAGGTAACAATATTGAAGTTGAAGAAAAAGACTACAAAGATTTTATTGATGAAACTAAAAAGGTAACTAATCTTCTCGCAAAAGAATTTGAAATGCGTAAGGCTGCATTTCGTACTCGTCGGGCTCAATCAGCTCGTTCAGGTTCTTTAGATGTAAATAAGCTTTATAACTATAAATTTACTGATGACATCTTTGCGCGTGTAACTAATCTTGCAGATTCAAAATCGCATGGTATGGTTATGATGATTGATTTCTCTGGTTCTATGGGAGACATCATGGGTGGAACATTAAAGCAAGTTTTGAACCTTGCAATGTTTTGCAAAAAGGTAAATATTCCTTTTGAAGTTTATGGTTTTACTGGTGGTGATTCTGCTGGTAGACAATATTCTTATGTGGGTGAAGCTGAAGTAGATCATCGTGAGCAGCGTGTATTTGAATTGCTTTCTTCTAAAATGAAAAAGGGAGTTTATGAAGATGCGTTCAAGACTTTGTGGAAACGCTCTCTTGATAATTATAGCTGGAGAACTCCATCTGCTGTAGAAGAGTGGGGTGGAACTCCATTGAATGAAGCTCTGATGGCTTCTAGATATATTATTGAAGATTTCAAAGCTAAAAACCCAGTACAAAAAGTAAATTTTGTACTTCTTTCAGATGGTGATGGTCATAACGTTCGAGTGAATACTTCAGAATATGTACGTTATAACTATGAAGCTATTATCGATATTAAAGGTAAACTACATAAAGTAGCTCGACGTTCTAGTACAGTAACATCATTCTTGCTAAACCAACTTCAAAATATGGGTGTTACTACAGTTGGCTTTTTTCTTGCTCAACGAGCGTATGATTTCAATGGCGCCGTTTGGAAAAATTCTGATAGTTACGTTAGTAGCGAAAAATTAAAAGAGCTTCGTAAAAAATACAATAAGCAAAAGTTCTTGAATATGGATAATGTATCAGGTTTCAATCGCTACTTTGTAGTTAAATCAGATCGTAAATCTATTGATACAGATAATGAAGAACTTGAAATTGATCAAAATGCCTCAAAGGCTCAGATTGCCAAAGCTTTCAAGAAGTACTCTTCTTCTAAGAAAGGTAATCGGGTTCTATCAGCAAAATTTGCAGAAATAATTGCATAAAAGTGAAAATAACTGTGTACATTCACTGAGAAGTATGGTAGAATATACTTATAAATGATGATGATGTGGAGACTATATTATGATTAATGAACGTGAACTTCTGGTAGAATTGACTCGCCAATATCCTAGCCGCACTGACTTCAAACCTGATGAAGTTATTGAAGTTGGTAAATCTCTTGGTATGAAAGCTAGCCCAGTTTATAAATACATTACGTCACAACCAAAGGTAAAGCGTGGTGTTTATAGCCTTACTGCGCAAGTTGTCCCTTTCAAACAAGAAGAGGTGAATAAACCTATGACATCAGTTTCTTCTGTTGTTAACGACGAAGTTTTTGTCCCTCAAAAAGAAGATACATATGTTGTCTGGGGTAACTTCAAGGATGTAGAAAAAATCATCCAATCTCAAATTTTCTATCCAACTTATATTACTGGTCTTTCCGGTAATGGTAAAACCATGATGGCAGAGCAAGCTTGTGCTCGAGCTAATCGTGAATATGTACGAGTTCAAATAACTCCTGAGACAGATGAAGATGATCTGATCGGTGGATTCCGCCTCGTTGATGGTGAAACAGTCTTTGCAAAAGGACCAGTCATTAAAGCAATGGAACGAGGTGCTATTCTCCTCATCGATGAAATCGATCGTGGATCAAATAAAATCATGTGTCTACAAGGAGTGCTCGAGGGCAAACCCGTTCTCATCAAAAAAACTGGTGAGGTTGTTTCTCCCTCTAACGGGTTTAATGTGATTGCTACTGCGAATACTAAAGGTAAAGGCTCGGATGATGGACGCTTTATTGCTGCGACTATTATCGATGAAGCTTTCCTTGAGCGCTTTACAATCACCCTCGAGCAACCTTATCCTAAGTCCGCAATTGAACGCAAAATTGTAATAAAGCACATGGAAAAATATAACTGTGTTGATAAAGAATTTGCTGAGTTGCTTACTGTATGGAGTGAAACAATTCGCAAAACTTTTGAAGATGGTGGTGTAGATGAAATTGTTTCTACTCGTCGTCTTTGTCATATTGTTCAAAGCTTTTCAATCTTTAATGATCGTCAAAAGGCAATTGAACTTTGTGTAAATCGTTTTGACGAGGATACTAAAGAAGCCTTCATTGATTTGTATACGAAGGTTGATGTCCAACCCACAACAGAAGAAACCCTTGGATCTGACGTTTCTTTAGACGATATTCTACGGAGTGCTATAAATGATTGATTATAAATTTAACGAACGGAATCTGATTGAAGAATTTCAGTCGTATATTGACTCTACATATAAAGGTCATTATGCCACTAATAAATTTCAATCTACTGAAGTAATTATTGAACGTGGTCATGGTACTGGTTTTTGTATGGGCAACGTTGATAAGTACTCAAATCGATACGGTAAAAAGGGCTCTCGTGCAGATGCTAGAAAAGATCTGATGAAGGTTCTTCATTATGCTCTTATCCAATTATACATTCATGATACTGAAACTGCAAAAGAGCAGACATTAGATATTCCTGATAATGTAACAATTAATTTGATGGATGTTGATAGTATTTCACTTTCAAGTATGTACAACATAGATAATATGGATTATAATATAGAGACTACACCTACTTATGGAAACTCAATTGACGACGCTACTCCAGAAGAGTGGAATCGTGTATCTAAAAAAACTCATGGGAAATAAACAATGAAACTAAGTGATGAAACCCTTTCGACATTAAAAAACTTTGCTGGTATTAATTCAAATGTCGTATTAAATCCAGGCAGTGTTGTAAAGACAATGTCTGAATCAAAAACTATTATGTCGTCAGCTACTATTTCTGAAGATATTCCAGCTCAAATTGGCATTTACGACTTAAACGAATTCCTCGGTGTTGTTAATATGTTTGACGACCCTGATCTTATGTTTGATAATGAATTCAAATCCGTTCGTGTAACCGAAGGCAAACGTGCTGTTAAGTACTTCTTTTCTGAACCTTCTATTTTGACTACACCAAGTAAAGATGTTCAAATGCCTCCATGTGATGTGACATTTACTCTTACTGCTGAAGACATGTCAAATTTGCGTAAAGCTGCTAGTGCACTCGGAGTTACAGATTGCGTAATTAGGTGTGAACCTGGTTCTACACCGCAACTTATCGTGACTGATACTAAGGACTCTACATCTAACTCTTACGAGATTGATCTAGATGAATCCGTTGGTGCTGGATCAACATGTAATTTTGTTTTCAACATTGGTAATTTTAAATTTGTCAATGATGATTACGATGTATCAATTTCCAGCAAATTAATTTCTAACTTTAAAGCAAAGAATACTCAGATTGAATACTGGGTAGCTCTTGAAAAGAACTCAACCTTTGGAGGCTAATATGGAACTAGAAGTAGATGATCTAGTAAACGTCTTAAAAATTATTAATACTGCTACTGAACGCGGTGTATTTAAAGCAAACGAACTTTCTTTTGTAGGAAAAACTTATGACAAATTTGCAACCTTTGTACGAGCAGCTCAAGAAGAGGCAAAGTCAGAACAGCCTGAAAATGGAGAACTTACTGAAGATGGTAGTTAATAATCCAGCTCAACGAGATATTATTGTAAATGCTTTAAAAGAATGGTCTAACTCTGCTGTTCGTATAGAAGCTGAAAAAGATCTTCAAAAAAATATTATTGAAGATTTATCTGATAAAGTTGATATTGAAAAAAAGTATCTTAACAAATTAGCAACAATGTATCATAAACAAAATTTTGCTCAATTCCAACAAGAGAGGGAAGAAATTGAAGAACTCTATGAGTCGATCGTTTCTTAAATTATTATGGGAAGATATTCAAGCGAGCCAGAAGAGCATGTTCATGGGCCAGGGTGTAATCATACTGAGCTAAATAAAGAAGAAATATTTGAAATTCCAGCAGAAGGAAAGGTTCTTATTAAATTTGAGAGCAATGATTGTCCACACTGTAAATCGATGGATGATAGTATTAATGCTTCTCAAGATCCAAAAATTCCAATTATGCGGGTAAATGTTCAGGCGCATCCTATGAACGAAAAATTGGCTCAAGATGTAAATGTAAAAGCTTTACCAACATTAATTCTTTTAGAAAATGGAGAAGAAAAATCAAGACATAAAGGCACATTATCAGCTGAACAATTTTATCTTTTTGCCACGCAATAGTGTACAAATTAGTCTAATTGTTATATAATAAATTTATTAAATTATGGAGTAAGTGAATGTCTGATTTTCTATGGGTTGAAAAATACCGTCCTCGTACTGTTGAACAAGCCATCCTTCCTTTGTCCCTCAAGGAAACATTTCGGCAAATTATTTCTACTGGTGAATTGCCTAATATGCTTTTTACTGGTACTGCCGGTGTAGGTAAGACCACCATTGCTCGAGCTTTGTGTAATGAGCTCGACTTAGATTATATTCTAATTAATGGATCGGAAGAGGGAAACATTGACACCTTGCGGAATAAAGTGAAGCAATTTGCCTCTACTGTTTCACTTCATGGTGGATATAAGGTAGTCATCCTTGATGAAGCTGATTATCTTAATCCACAATCAACTCAGCCAGCCCTTCGTGGCTTTATTGAAGAGTTTGCGAATAATTGTCGGTTCATCTTGACATGTAACTTTAAAAATCGTATTATTGAGCCTCTACATTCTCGTTGCTCAGTATATGAATTTGCTATTCCAAATGATCAGAAGCCCGAATTGGCTGGCCAATTTTTTAAACGCGCAAGTGAGATTCTACAAAAAGAAAACGTAGAATTTGTGCCAGATGCAGTTGCTCAATT